ATGCATGAGACGGGAGCCGAGAGGGTCCCGTTTTTTTTAGGACAACATGATCCTTCTGCAAAACTCCTGCAAAACCCTTCTGCAAAACTGTACAAGAAACAACCTATCCTATACTGCGAGAACCACCCATCCTTTCCCTCTATCGTCATTATATTTATCTGTCATGTCCTGATTTTTATGCCCTAGCAGCTTCTGAGTATCGACTCCCTGAGCGCGATAGAGTCTCTCGGATAATGAACGTTGTTCATGGAATGTCGGTGGGGTGCCTTCGGTCCATTTGAGGCCGCTCCTATCCCTGGCTCGGGAGAAGGCCATAGTAATAGAACTACTCGATACAGGCCCACCTCGTTTAGCTAGGCCTGTGGTGTGGTGGATATGGAGAATATGAGGACTGATGATCCTGTCGCGGCAACGGCTTATTACTTCTTTGAGGGTCATGCTCAGTTCATCGCATCGAAGAGCGACCGGAATAGCCAGTTTCATACCCGTCTTCTCCTGTATTATATGGAGATGGTCATCCCAAACATCTGAAAATTTCATTCTGGCAATATCCCCGAGACGTTGTCCGGTCACAATGGCAAGAAGCATGGAGTTTTGAACGTATCTTTGACTTGTTTCGGCTGCTGCAAAAACTGTTCTCCATTCTTCTAAATTGAAACGTTCGCGCTGGACTTTATTATTTGGTTGTTTGGTCGCCAAGGCAGGGTTATATCCCGGCTTCACTTCACCGGCATGTTGCGCCTCTTTGTATACATCAATTAAAACCATCCTGACGACCTGAGCCATTCTTCTCTGACCCTTTTTCTTATAATCCTCAATAAGTCTGGCAATATCTTTTGCCCCAATTGATTGCAGTTCCATAAGGCCGCACTCGCGTCGGAATAATTCTATTGGGGTGATTTTTTGTTTAAACGTGTTGAGTTTTATTTCGCCATCTTTCAGTCTGTCTTCTTGGATTTTGATATAACGATCCAGCCAGGTTGTTACTGTTATTGATAGCCCAAAGTTTTCACTGACACGTTCTTTAATTTTGAAAAGCTGATTTGTTTGTTGCTCGGCAAATCTCCCATTTGCTTCAATCGCAATGGCTTTTGCCTCTTCCTTGTCATCACCTAATCCATGAAACTTGCCGGTAATGGGATGTTTATATCGCCAATAGACTTTATTTGTTCTGGCATCGGTTGAGCAAAAAAGACCCTGAACAGTAACGTTATATTTACGGGGTCGTGCCATCTTCCAGGATCCTCATTAATCGTGGACTGTCATTTTTTTTAATTACCGGCTTATCTGACATACCAATAAATCTGGCTGTTTTATCAACACGCCAGCATCGTCCTGCTTTGAAAGGTGGAGGGAATATCATGCCATTTTGAGCATATTTAAGCAGGGTCGGCATGCTAGGAATGGGTATGGTGAACTCATCAACGGCCCACTCATCTAAAGTTTGTGTTCTTGCCATATCATTCTCACCCCTTTGTTATTGAGTGTATTTTCTGCTCATCGTCCATGCGTACTAAGCGTGTCTTGCCAGCACCGTTCGCAGCTAACTAATGTTTTACATCACTCATGAAAGCCATTAAAGCCAAAAGCATTACGTTTGTTTTTATTGCACTGGGGTACAGTACGATTTTACTCTGATCGATGCCGGTAAAGTTTTCTAATACCGCTGAAATTGCCTCATTTGCGCAGCTAAAGTCACCTAAGGTCGAGCCGTTAGGTAAAACTATTGCTTGTGATTTTCCCTGACTTTCAGTTTTAACCATATATCCTATTAGCGTTTTATCCAGTTTTAACTTAACGATATTGTCATGAAGGTTTATTATATTTAATGTAGGGGTCACGTTGGCCTTTCCTCTATTTTGAACTCTATTTTGAGTGAATTAATTTATTCCGTTAAATTAAAATTATCTCCAAAGTTAAAATTATTATTTACTTTCGGCGTTTTTCGCCGCTTATCGGATGCAGTCTTTCCCGCTGTCAGAACTAAAACCCTCGAAAGCGCTGCGCCGTTCGATGAGCCTAATATTAGTTATGCGAATTATTAAAATCAAGCGTAATGGTAATAAAAATATGCGTAATGATGATTTATCGATGATTTTAAAGGCGATTTAGTCACAAAAAAACCGCCTCAAGAGGGCGGTAAATTGCTAAGAAGGGAATTTAGTGAGGATTATTGCTTTCTGGCAGCGAGTAATTCTTCAAAAAGTCGATCGTAATTTTCTGTTTTGGTTTTCAGCTCTTTGAGGTGCTGCTCTTTTTCACTTTCAGGTAAACGATTGAAAATCTCAATAAGTTCAGCTTGCTGGGGCTTTAGCAGACGCCATCCGACACTATCAACTTGCTCTGTAGAAGGCGAAGAGCTACGGATATAGTTCATCAAATCAGTCAGGCTGGGATCAATCTCTTCTGGTTTTACCTGGAGAAGAACCGCAAATTTGAGGACCGCATCTGTATTTAAAGGAATTTTTCCTCTCAGATACTGACTTACCGTTGCCTGCGTACTAAACCCGAGCGCATCTGCCGCCTTTTCTTGAGTAAGGCGCAATTCAACTTTCTTTTTGTTCCAAATAGCGTGCAGACGAGCCGCATTATCAGGAAGTTTATCTGGGATATTTTCGTTCATGAGTCCATTTTATTGGTAACGCTAATAAACGACAAAGCGTAATACGCTTGGCTATAAATATTCGCAACACTAATATTTAGGCGACCAAACAAAGGAGTTGTCATGAAGCTTAAAGAATATCTAAGAGTTAACAAAATCCCTCAGCACAAGTTTGCTCTCACCGTTGGACGTTCACAAGGATATATAAGCCAAGTTTTATCTGGACGATACATTCTGCGTGGCAAGGTTGCTCGTCAGTGGTCAGAGGCCACGGCTTTTCAGGTTACCCCGCATGATCTTAATGCGGAAGATTACCCAAACCTTACGGACGGGATCCCTCCCGATCGGCTGACAAACGTCACTGCTGCCTAAGTTTCGATAAATGGAAACCAAACACCATCACCTTCTTGAATCGGCCAAAGTCGTGAAGAGACAGGCCAAACTGTGCGCACATATCCAATAGCGTGAGGTATGACCAATGAAAAGACTTCGATGCATCGGCGGTAAATTTTGTTACGGCAGTATGCCGATCAACAAGACATCAATGCGCGCCGTTATTCGCAAAATAGCCAAACGTCGCATCAACCAGCAGTTGGCGCGACAGGTGAAGGCTTTCCACATCATTTCAAATAATCAGGGCTGGTAATCATGGCAGCACCTCTCCCTATGCGGCTGGATTAACAGGAGTATTTATGCGTGATTTTGCGAAGATATCACCCACATTTTGGATGGGAAGCACTCAGAAAAAAATCAGGGAATTGGGTTCCGAGGCTTTAGTGGTGTCTCTCTATCTCATGACTTGCCCGCACTCCAACATGATCGGGCTTTATTATCTGCCGATTATCTATCTGGCCCATGAAACTGGTCTGGGCGTTGAAGGGGCTAAGGAGGGGCTTGCAAGGGCTGAAAGTGTCGGTTTCTGCCGTTATGACCCTGAATCTGAGATGGTGTGGATCCCAGGTATGGCGCATAGCCAAATTGGCAGGTGCTTAAAGGCCACGGATAAGCAGTGCAAAGGTGTTCAAAATACCTATGACTTATTGCCTGACAACCCCTATCTATCGGACTTTTTCCTGATGTATCGGGATGATTATCATCTACACAACCGGCGATATTTTACCTGCGAAAATCCCAAGGCACATGGAGGGGCTTCTGAGGGGCTTGCAAGCAAGGAGAACGAGAAGGAGCAGGAGAAAGAGAATAAAACCCCACACAGCGCGCGAGAAGAATTTTTGCCGGCTTCGTTAGATGTTCAAATTGCGGATAATTTTTTGAACGAGTCATCCCCAATGACTATCGAGATCGGCAATCCCGCAGACTTTCCCATGACCGGTAACTGGTTACCCCAGACGGATTTTTTGCACCGGGTATCTGGCTATGTGGCCGATGAGTTACTGAATTTTGTGATGTTCTGGCAGGCCGGTGGCAAAGTTTTTAATCAGGCACAGTGGGAGCAGAAGTTCGAACGCAGCATCATGAATTATCGTAAGCAGTCGACCAGAAATTTACGACAAAAAACAGGAGGTTTATATGCAAAAGCAACCGCAGGATGCGCATTTGTCAGCAATGCTGTCCTACAGGTCAGGGCCGCACGAAACGCCGAACGTATCCGACAGGGCTTGGTTGTTCTGGGAGACTATGGCGACGATTTATGCCAATCGCTGGTTGGCAAAAAATGGGGCAGCGCCCACATCGCTCTGGATAGCCAAGGTGTCGCAGTGTTCTGACGATCAATTGGCGTTCTCGACCAAGCGCTGCATGGACCGCTGTTCGGCTGGAGAGCATTGGCCGCCAGATTTGGCAGAGTTTAGCGCTATCGCCGGTGAGTACTCCGTCAACCCGCTAGGGCTGGGCGTGGAGGAGGTGATGACTGAATATTGGCGCTACATCAAACACTACTGGAAATACGACACCGCTGAAGATTTTCCCTGGGCTCATCCTGTCTATTATCAAGTCTGCACACTACTGCGACGGGAAGGGGCCAAACGCCATTTATCACAGGCAGAACTCACCATACTGGCGAAGCGGCAGCTTGATAAATGGGTTAAGCACGTTGAAAAGGGTTTTTCTATACCGCCGGTTCGCACCATATTAAATGCGCCTGTACGACCCGTTGGCTCAACACCGGCGCAGCAGCTCGCAGCCGGTCAACGCTATGTGAAGTGAGAAGGGCGGACCAGCTGCTTTCCAAACTAAGTGGGTTATAAAATACACCGTTCCTATCCTCTTATAAGATAAGTTCGCTCGCGGTCGTCGGCAAAGTACGGCGCAATGCTGAGCTGAATTTGTGCTAACGCTGATTCTGATATTTTAAGGGCTAGACTTATAAAGGTTAAACATTTTTAAAAACATTGATTTTAAATTATTAATTAAGATATTAGTATCTTGCTAAAGTAATTTGTAAGTAAACCGTAAAGATAGAGAGGAATAATGAAGTATAAATCTGTGAAGTCTGTGTGCTTGGCAGCCTTTCTTATGGCCAGCCATAATGCTTTTGCTGAAGAAAGTGCCCTTCAAGAAGGCGGCAAACCTTTAAGTGTAGTTACCAGCGATGGTAAAGAAAGAACCATAAGTGATTGTAAGCAATTTACCTTTTTAAGATTGAATGATTTGAAAATATCAAAAATAAACGGGTTATCTGATCCGGACTGGATAGATGCTAAAAACTCCCTTACAGGTTGTTACATAGATTGGTACGTCAAGGAAAACAAACTAACTTTAGATAACACTGCCAAAACTCCAAACATCAAAGATGTGCTCTCACACTTTCCAGCAAGCGAGGCTTACTTTGTAAACAAAGATGAGCAGGCTAAAATTAAAAAAAATAGCTCCGGTAAGTCAATTCTCGAATATACACCTTCTCTAAAAATTAATGATAGGAAAATGATTTCTGATAAAGAAGGGGTAAGCTATAGTGTATGGTGGTTTGCAAGTTATAAAAATGAAAATGGCGATTTGGTCAGTTTTATAACCATTGGTTCTGGAGTAACTCAAGGTACTAAATCTATTTTGAAAAGTTACATAATAAAATCAACCCAAGGTAAAATCTGGGACGTCAAAGAATTAGATGAGAACTCACCAATTTGAAAATCAAGCCCCCATCTAATGGGGGCCATAATATTAACCCTTAGCGGCAGAAAGTAGCTGGTTTTTAGTAGCATCATTTCGTGCATCTTGAATTCCAGTTCTGTGAGATTCAGCTGCTGCAGTATTCCAATCTCGACGGTTTATGGCTGCATTGAAATTCGGAAACTCATTTTTTAAATTTGTAAGACCAAGGTTATAAATCATATCATGCAAAGCAACTTTGGCGTCTGCTGGGAAGTCACCATAGCCAGAGTACAAGCTCTCCAGTGCTGATTGATCGCTAATGGTACGAGTTATTAGTGACTGACCAATTTGATCATCATTAAGAACAATGCTGCTTGCGGCCCAAGCTGATCTTTTATTCTTAATAGTTGGATCATTGAAGACATCTTTCACATGTTGATATGCTGCTGCGACCTGATCATCACTCGCTGAAGTATAAGATATTTCGTCATCTCCATGTGCGTGGAAAGTATTCCTTTTACCGAATTTCATTTTTTTTGCATCATCTACATTAGACAGAAGAGTGCCAATACCCACGGTTACGTTGCCTTTAGTATCCGCATACATATTATGTACGAGCCCTTCCCACTTAATCGTGTTATCTACAATGCGTGCAAGTTCGTCAGAACCAATTCCTGCATTTGATGCTGCTTTATTGTAATTATTTAAATTTAAATATCCACCATGTGTTGTTCCTGGTTGTGCTGTGGCTGTGGTATTACCAGTACTTCCTGCTTTGTAGGAAGTACTTCCAAATTGACTTGGATCATAGTTAGTAATATCACCATAAGGTGTCTGACTCACACCCCAGCCATCACCTTGATTATCGTTAATACCACTCATTCTCATTTCCTTTTTAAAATTTAATTGAAGCTGATTAGTACACAGTAGAGATGCTGTGTTTATATACAGTAATTGTGGGGTGATTTATTTGCAAGGTTTATTTAGATTTTTATAACTAACTAAAATTAGCTTGCTGGTATTCAGTGTTAGACCGTTTCAAAACGTGATGCTTACATAAGAAGCAAGCATGAAGGTTTTATAATTAATTCATTGATTTTATTATTAAATGAGTGAATTTTTTAACGAGAGGTTGAGAGGGTTTCTCTTAGCGGGAAAAATTGTTGTTACTCAGTCACGGGCCAATGTGGTGTCTGGAGAATTGATGTTATAGAAAAGTTTACATTTGAGTGAAAATCAATCGCAAGAGAGTGGTTATACATAGTCAATAATTTGCGATATCTTTTTCACATTTTTTAATAGTCACAAGCTGTAATTTCTCGATTTTCATTTATCGATATGTTGTAAGACGACATATACATATGTAGGAGTGGTTAAACTAAATCTATTAATTATATGCATTTGTATTTGATTTATTTTTGGCTAATTGTTGAACATGTGCGGGCAGGGATGCAACAAGGGATTGCACGTTAAAACAAGTTGAAACAAGGGGTTGGGATGAAAGGTTATATACCTATCAAAGGAGTGAAATTTGCTTTGCCTGAAAACGGGCGGGTACTGGTTTTTATTGAAAATGGGAAAATGTCGAGCGCAGAATTATTACGCCCCGACCAGCATGTCGCAAGTCTGGCTGTATTGCTCGAACTAGCAGGTCAGGCCGGATATCGTGTCACAAAGCCTGAATTAGATTAACGACAAAACTAAGTGAGGCGTTATAGTGTCGTTGTCAGCCTGAACAACTGATAACCCTTGAAACCGCTGTGTCTCCTTCAAAAATTGAGGTGAGAATGACACAGCTATCTACGAACAAAACAGCCCCTGCAGTATCGATGCCCGCTAATTGTAATGCTTGGGTATTAGCGTGCCTGACAATTGCTTCCTTCGAATATGCCAAACAGTATGCTGGCGAACAGCTGCTGGCGGTGCTGCTATGACTCGCTTAATAGATGAGGGAAGGGATATACATACCCTTTTGGAACTTTGGGGAGCTTGGGCAGCCAGTGATAACAGCGGGCTGGATTTCTCCAACGTTGCGGCCGGATTTAGAGGTCTACTGCCGTCGACGTCAAAGACTCGGATGCAGTGTAATGACGATGAAGGGATTTTGATCGACGGTTGCGTGGCGCGTTTAAAACAGCACAGGCAAAAGGAGTATGAGTTGGTGGTGTTGCACTTTGTTTATGGGGTGTCGTTAAGAGCTATAGCTAAAAGGCGGAAGTGTTCTGATGGGACGGTTAGGAAGGATATGGGGGTAGCAGTGGGGTTTATTGATGGGGGCAAGCAATTACCAGTTGGTTGACAAAATTCATAATAAGTATAACATTTATATTAAAATACATGACAAAATCTCACTTTGTATTGTCATTATCAGGGGAAGGATATGAATATTGTGACTCAGGACATTATAGCTCTCATTGAGGCATCGTTAGATGCTAATTACTCAGAAGTAAGAAGTGTAAGTAACCGAATCGTTAGGTCCATCAGTACTGATGATATGGAAGTGGCAAAGCAAATTAAATCAATACTAAGACGCAAGGGAGTTCCTTTGAGAAGCTCCGGTTATAGCGATGCTTTACCAGTAGACCCTAAGTCTAGGATGCCTTTGATTGAAGAGCATCAATGGCCAGTATCTCCACTATTTTTAGGGGAAGCAGAGCAGAGTACATTTAGTGCATTTATCGATAGCGTAAAACATCAAGATAAGCTGATTGAAAATGGACTAACTGGGAGACTTGGTTTGCTTTTATCAGGCCCTCCTGGGACTGGTAAAACACTTATAGCCGGTCATATTGCTGCTCAACTTAATCGGCCATTATATGTTGTAAGATTGGATTCAGTTATTTCATCCTTACTAGGGGATACTGCAAAAAACTTGCGGCAGATTTTTGATTTTGTACCATCAAAAAACGGCATTCTATTTTTAGACGAAGTTGATGCTGTGGCTAAAATACGTGATGATCGTCATGAAGTTGGCGAATTGAAGAGAGTAGTTAACACATTAATTCAAGGACTGGATTCATTAGATGATAGTGCCGTGGTGATTGCAGCTACAAACCATGCAGGACTTTTAGACCCAGCGATATGGAGACGCTTTCCATATAAAATACGTTTTAGTTTTCCTTCGGCAGATGTTAGAGAAGTGTTATGGGATCACTTTCTTTATCAAGATAAAGGTGATAAAAAAGTAATCAAGGCTTTGGCTGTAATTTCGGATGGCTTAAGTGGGGCAGACATAGAGACAATTGCTATTGCTACAAGAAGGCAATCTATCCTTACTGATACACCAATTAATATTGCTACCGTCATACAGACTATAGTTGAAAGTGACTTAGACAATACATCCTTTCCAAATGTTGATGAATTGACTTCTAAAAAAAAGAAGAAAATAATCATTACCTTACATGATGCGAAAATATTTACCCAGACCGAGATTGGTCATTTTTTAAACTTGAGTAGGCAGACTATTTCAAGTTATCTGAAGGAGTAGAACACATGGCAAGTGGCACAAAAGCACCTTTATTAAACCCAATTCTCTCCTTTTTAAAGGGTCCAACACCAACATCCATTCCCGGTGGCGGAAAGAATTCAAAGGGTATAGTTCTCTCAAGGCTTGAACATCAAAAGTTGAAATTAGTAGGAGAGCTACAAAAAATTAATGACAGTGAGAGTGCCGTTTCTCATGGCGGAAAACTCCATCTGCTAGTAAAAATGTTCGAAGATTCTTTAGCACCTTCATGGACCCCCGATGATCTTTTCGATAATCATCAATTAAGCCGCATAATTGCGCCTGCTTACAGTGGATATCTTGTTGAGGTCACAAAGAAAGAGATACCGAGTCTTATCAATAAAGTCAGGAAATCTACTACTGATAAAGAAAAAGTAGATATTTCTAGGCTAGAAAGTATTGTTGACTTTAACGTTTCAGAGGCCCTTAGAAACTTAAGCCAAAAAGAGGTTTTTGCAAGGTCTGAAGCTAGTGGTCATCAATTTAATCTTTGGGTTATGCCATATTATGATCAAAAAGCACGCTACTCAGTCATCGGAGTTTTAGAAGAATTTGTTGAGAATGGCACTATTGGTTTTGGATATGCAAAGTTTGATAATTTAATTTCTCAGCCAGATTTAAAGCTCCATATTAAAAATCCGTTAGAGCAAAAATTAAAAAAATATTCAGTCAGCGGTAAACTCTCATTAACAGTTACGATTAATAATGAGGAGAAGTTTAATCGTCTTTTAACTTCTGGAGTGGTATATCGACTCGATCCTGTTTCTCCGATGACGGTTAAATCATCGCCTCCAGGGATTGGAAATGAACCTAAACCTCGAACTACCAAGATCGGAGAACTTCCAACGGTTGTAATTATTGATGGTGGCTGCTCTGCAGCATCTTATCTCCCTCTGAATATAAAAAGTATTAGTCCTTTAGTTTCTAGTGTTGATGCAGATTTAAAACATGGTAATCAAGTGACATCAGTGATATGCCAAGGTTTTGCTTGGAATAATAAGCTTGCTCTACCACCAATTGAATGTAGTTTTATAAGCATTCAAGCAATCAATAAACGAAATGTTGTTATACAACCTACACCCGAGCAATTTGTAATGTATCTCAGGGGTGTTGCAAATGAAACTAATGCATTATCCAAAGTATGGAATCTTTCTTTTAATGAAGAAAGGCCTTTGTTAAATGATGATGAGATAAGTTTTTTAGGTCATGAAATTAATAAAATAGCAAGGGACTTTGGCATATTACCCATCATTTCAATCGGTAATGTTAGCCAAAAAAATTCCTCTAAATTATGTCCCCCTGCTGATTGTGAATCTGCGTTGACTATTTCTGGTCGGTTAGCTGATTCCGATGGTCTGCCTTCACATGCGTGTCCAATAAGTTTGAAGGGCCCTGCGCCAGCTGGTATGAAAAAACCAGAGTTATCTTGGTTTTCAACGTTGAGAATGATCGGCGGAACTACGGGAACTGGTTCCAGTTTCAGTGCCCCTTTGATTTCTTCTATTGCCGCTCATTCTTTTAAAAATCTTAAAGATCCAACGCCAGACTTAGTCAAGGCACTTTTAATAAATAAAAGCGAACGCCATGACCATGATTCTCGTTTGGGCTGGGGTACACCATGGGCTGCAAATGACACCCTACCATGGTTGTGTGAGCCGGGTTCTGTGACTTTGGCTTGGAACGCAAAAATAAAAGCAGGTGCAGCTTATTATTGGAATGACATTCCCATCCCTCCAGAAATGCTTGTGGATGGGAAGATTAGAGGTGAAATAACTCTTACTGCAATACTAAAACCCTTAGTGTCAGAATTAGGAGGTAGTAATTATTTCTCAACCAGATTGCAGTGTGCACTTCAATCGGTGAAGGATGATGGCAATGCTCAAAACTTACTTGGGTCTATGAAAGAATCAAAAGAGAAGGAAATTGACTCTCGTAAGGAATTGGCAAAGTGGAGCCCTGTCAGACATCATGGAAGGTTATTTTCAGGAGTTTCAATCGAAAATAATTCTTTAAGACTCTTCGCACGAATTTTTGCCAGAGATCTTTATCAATACGGATATGCAACACACCATGAATTAAAGGAGCATGAAATATCCGTGGTTTTAACATTTAAAAGTAATGATAAAAATTCTGGTATTTACAACTCCATGAAGCAAAATCTCGGTATAGACGCTGAAATTGCTACTATAGAACAAGATATTGATATTGAATACGATGATTTAATTTAAGCTAACGCGTACGCAAAATACCTTGTAATCTTTTGATACTCGTTTCTTTGACGCACACCTTAAAGCTTCGCTCCGACAAAGTCTTTACTATTTTAACCATAAACAACAAAACCCCGACTCACATGAGTCGGGGTTTTGTTGTTTATGGCAGTCGAGTGCGATAACGATGATTAAACTTTACTAACGCTATTTAACAACCTAAAACTCCCTGCTACACACCCGCACCGGATGATACCTATCCAAAAGGCCACTTCCGATCTATGAAAAGCACTTTAAATTCAGATGGTTTTAATCTATTTAACGCCGATTCACTTCAATTTATTCAGACCTTACCCGACAACTGTATCGACCTGATCGCCACTGACCCGCCTTACTTTCGAGTCAAAACCTGCTCCTGGGATAACCAATGGAAAAGTGAGCAAGACTATTTAGCTTGGCTCGATGAGATGATCGGGCAGTTCTGGCGAGTGTTGAAACCGTCGGGCAGCTTATATATGTTTTGCAGTTCACGGCTGGTGTCCGATACAGAGATTTTGCTGCGACAGCGGTTGAAAATATTGAATCACATAATTTGGGCTAAGCCCTCAGGCCCGTGGAACCTTCAAAATAAAGCCAGCCTGAGGTGTTTCTTTCCGGCGACTGAGCGTGTTCTCTTTGCTGAACATTATGCAGGGCCTTATAAGCCGAAGAATAATGGCTACACGGATAAATGCCGCGAGTTAAAACAAAACGTGTTTAGACCGTTAATCGACTATTTCAGGGATGCTCGTCGATTTCTCGGTATTTCTTCAAAGGCCATCAATCAGGCCACGGGTAAACAAATGTCCAGCCACTGGTTCAGCGACAGTCAGTGGCAGTTACCGAATCAGCAGGATTATTGCGCTTTGCAGTCTCTTTTTCAGCGTCTGGCGATTGAAAAATGCCAGTCTGGTGGACTGGGTAGATGCTATGAAGACCTTAAGGCGGAGCATCAATTCTTAAGTAAAAGCTACCATGAACTACAGAATGAGTATTCATCATTACGAAGACCCTTTGTTATCTCATCCAGCGTGCCGTTTACCGATGTCTGGCATTATCCTTCGGTACCCTATTATCCAGGCAAACACCCTTGCGAGAAACCGGCGGCAATGATGGACCACATCATTCAAGCCAGCTCACGCGAAGGTGATGTTGTGGCCGACTTTTTCATGGGATCGGGAGCAACGATAAAGGCTGCCATTAAGCACCGACGAAATTTTATTGGGGTCGAGCTGGAGGCCGAGCGGTTCCAGCAAACACAGACTGAAATTCTTGAGGCCCATAGCGGGCCTTTTTCTTTTATGCGTTCCCAGCAAGATGGCGACAGGCGGAGATCATGAAAATGCAAAATAGCCCTTATACGTGGTCAGGATGGGTTGAATTATTCCAATCGTGGTGGCGGGGTGATGTGCCTATAGGTGGTGTGCTTTTATCCGTGGTCATGGCAGTACTGCGGGTGGCCTACACTGGAGGCGGGTGGAAAAAAACATTTCTTGAAGGACTAATCTGCGGAGGTCTGACCCTCACAGCAGTTTCTGCTCTCGATTATTTTTCACTGCACAAAGATTTGACTCCAGCTGTGGGCGGGTTGATTGGATTCATGGGGGTCGAGCAAATCCGACGTTTGGCATTTCGTTTTGTCGGCAACCGATTAGATGGTGGGCATCGTAATGAAAATAAGTAGCCAAGGGATTGGTTTGATTAAGCAGTTCGAAGGCCTAAGGCTCTCGGCATATCGATGCAGCGCGGGGGTGTTAACGATTGGCTATGGCCACACATCTAATGTGCAGTCGGGACAAGTAATAACCAAAGCTCAAGCCGAGTTGTTTTTAACAGATGATTTAGTAGTGGTAGAGCGGGCGGTTGGAAGACTCGTAAGTGTCTCATTAACCCAGAACCAATATGACGCAATATCATCGTTTGTCTTTAATCTCGGTTGTCGAAAATTCTCTCGTTCAACGCTCCTCAAGAAATTAAACATAGCTGATTTTGACGGTGCTGCTAATCAGTTCGGGCGCTGGGTGAGGGCAAAGGGAAAAGTGAGCGGCGGTTTGGTAGCACGTCGTAAAATTGAGGCGGAGTTGTTCCTGTTATGAAAACGATAATGATAGCTGCGGCGCTGGCGTTCGTTGCTGGTGGATGCTGGTGGGCAGAGAATTTGCATTGGACTAAAGAAGTATTCCGTTTGCAGAAGAATCATAGCGTTCAACTCAAGGCTATAAGTGATAGGGCATTGATAGATATCAGTGTTGTTTTAGAACGGACGCAATTGGCGCAACGGCTAGCCGCTGAGCTTGATAAAAAATATACCAAGGAGCTGGCCGATGCGCTGGTCAAAAATGAAAAGCTCAAGGCTGATGTTACTAATGGTTCTCGGCGGGTGCTGTTCGCCCGCGCCAATCTTGCCACCTGTCAGCTTGCAAAAGATCGATCCTCCGCAACCGGCAGCGTGGGCGATGCAGACCAAGTCGAACTCTCTGCAGCTGCTGGACGCACTGTTCTCGCTATCCGGGAAGGGATAGTGAAGGACCAAGCGAAATTGGAGTATTTACAGCGGTATCTGGAAATGGTCGCTACAAAAAATAGATTAAAAATACCGGCAAATACGCCAGTATGAATTTATAATTATTGCCAAATTGGAGCAGTAGATGAATCATAAAATTCTATAACAATATTACGAGAGCTTAAAAATGCATTTGCATTAGCAATCGAGCGTAAGTTTGAGTGGGAATTCTCATCACCATAAATGCCAACAAAAATTTTCTCAACGTTACTTTCCTTAATTTTATCGAAAATATGCCTATCATTTTCATCAATAGAGTGGCCATGGATAAAAAGATTACCGCTAAGCTTTTTTAAAGACAAGTAACATGAATTTAAATAAGGGTTATGTTTTATTCGTTCGAGCTTTTTGTCAGCAGTTGGTTCTGAAACGAACAAAGGGAAGTTACCATTATTAAGATTTGTTCTTACTTGTTCAGAGATACTCTCATTTAAGTTACCATTGAAAGCTATTTTATGAATAGATGTTCCGGTATCGTACAAATGAAGACCACCATGTAAAAAGAAGATGCTCTGTTCTTCACGAGCGATCCAAGTTGTACCCATAAAGCCATCAGAATGGTTGTATCCTAATGGGTGTACTTCTGATTTGTTGATAATCCAATAAAGAAGAAGATCATAGTTTAAGGTAAATACTTTATCAAATTGTGAAATAAAAGGCTTTGCTATAGAATATTGAGGGATAGATACTCTGCTAGATCTCGCTGGATGAGTAACTGAAATTACGTTAATTAACGAGTTTTTCAATTGATTTTTATCTTGCTCAAACTCATCAATAAGGTTTAATTGAGGTCTGTAAATTTCACAAATACGTTTAGCTGAATCTAACGATAGCATTATTTTTTCAAAATCAAAAGTATCAAAAATACTGAAAATATGACGAATTGCAACATCACGTGGACCGAAGTTTGCTGAAACCAACAGGTTTTTATAATTAAAAATAGCCGCATCCCACGATTGGGAAAAACCATTGCCTAACAAGATTGATGGAACTGCACCCTCTAGTGAATCAATTTTTTGATCAAAACTTTCAAATGGCATTTTTATTCCTTAATCGGTTATATGGGAAGATTCTATTTAAAAGTATATCTAAAATTTGATAAAACAAGACCTATAAAATAATTTCATCATGATTGGTTTTTTCATTAATTCATTCCCAAGCCCCTATATATCGCAGGGGCTTCATAATGCGCAAGCAAAGCCGCTCAGCTTCCCCTGCCTGCTCACTCTGAGCTTGGTCGCTGGTGGCTTTTTTTATTCCCGCAAAACTTGCCGATTTCCACGGGTCCTCCCTGACATTTCAATTACCGAGAGGGGGAAACATCGCGGAAAGCGGCTGGTTTTTGAGTTTTTATCGCGACAGCAGCAGGTCCCGCAACCGGCTGTAAGCATTGAGAAATTTCTATTTTCACCTGTCGCTTTATTGCTGCGGCCGACATCTCTCCCACCTCTACCATCATGATTTAATGAACAAATCTTGCAAATCACCTGTCAGCGTGAGGCGCTATGTCAACGATAAGCAATCTGGGGGATGCCTATCACTGGAGTGTGGCGAAGATTGCTGAAGCATTTGGATTAAACCGCAGCACGGTGAAAAAGCGTTTGCTGGATGCCAACACAACCATCGCCGCCACGGTGCGCGGCAATCCTGTTTACGCCCTGAAAGATATCGGCCCGATTTTGTTCGCCGCCGACGCGCCCGCCGGTCCTGAACGTCAGCACGATCCCTCGACGATGTCGCCCAAAGATCGCAAAGACTGGTTCCAGTCGGAAAATGAAAGGGTGAAGCTTGAAGCCTCGCTCAAGCAGCTGGTTCCTGCGTCGGACGTGCATCGTGAGATGGCGCTAATCCTGAAATCTGTTTCTCAGGTTCTCGACACCTGGCCCGACAAGCTTGAACGCGACCGGGGTTGGCTACCTGACCAAATAGCTGAAGCGCAGCGGGCTATCGACGAGATCCGTGAGGTGATGGCGGCTGAAATCCTCACCGCCGAGGACGTATACGATGAGTAATGACCCTTACGCCTCAGCAAGCGCGATTCGTCGGGACGTCTCCGCCTTGCTCAAAGCTCCGCGCCGCATGCCGGTGGCCGATGCAGTCTCAAAATTTATGCGCGTGCCCGACGGCGGCGGCAGTTCTTCACCATGGGACGCCGCCTTAACGCCGTACATCATTGAACCGATGAACTGCCTGGCATCGCGCAGTTTTGATACGGTGGTATTCGTCGGTCCGGCGCGGACGGGCAAAACGATTGGGCTGATCGACGGCTGGATCGTTTACACCATCGTCTGCGACCCGTCAGATTTTCTGCTGATCCAGATGACTGAAGAGAAAGCCCGCGAGCACTCAAAGAAGCGTCTGGACCGCACTTTCCGCGTCAGTAAAGCCGTTAAAAAGCGCCTGAGCCCGCGCACCAATGACAACAACGTTCACGATAAGACATTCCGTGCCGGTAACTATTTAAAAATTGGATGGCCGTCGATCAACATCATGTCGTCATCGGATTACAAGTTTGTGGCGCTGACCGACTACGACCGCTGGCCAGATGACGTCGACGGAGAGGGCGATGGCTACACCATTGCCTCAAAGCGAAACACCACCTTTATGTCATCCGGAATGACTCTGGTCGAAAGCTCTCCCGGACGCGAAATCGTCGACGGTAAATGGCGGCGAAAATCACTCCATGAAGCTCCGCCGACCACTGGTATTTTGTCGCTGTATAACCTGGGCGATCGTCGGCGCTGGTACTGGCCATGTCCACACTGCAGCGAGTATTTCCAGCCGGAGATGGCTGCAATGACTGGCTACCGCGATATTGCTGACCCAGTAAAGGCCAGCGAGGCGGCAGTGGTTGAGTGCCCACACTGTCACCTGCAGATCAAACCAAAGGAAAAGCGTCAGCTCAATCAGCAGGGTGTCTGGCTACACGAGGGCGAAACTATCGATAAACAAGGGCGACGAGGCGGCGAGCCACGCCATTCCCGTATCGCCTCTTTCTGGATGGAAGGCCCCGCAGCGGCCTACCAGACGTGGGCGCAGATGGTTTACAAATTGCTCTGTGCCGAGCAGGTTTTTGAGACCACCGGCAGCGAGCAAACCTTGCGCGCGGTCATCAATACCGACTGGGGTCGGCCCTATTTGCCGAAGGCTGCCGGTGAGCAGCGCCGCAGTGATGAACTGATGGCGCGCGCCAAGGATTACGGCAAACGTCTGGTGCCAGCCGAAGTGCGGTTTCTTATGGCCGCCGTCGATGTGCAGGCCGGCAAGAATCGCCGGTTCGTGGTGCAAATTATCGGTTACGGCGAACAGGGGGAGCGCTGGCTGATTGACCGCTACAACATCAAGCAGTCCTTACGTTGTGACGATGCCGGCGAGTCTTTACCCATTCACCCCGGCGCATTTGCAGAAGAATGGGACCTGCTGGTATCTGATGTTTTATACAAATCCTATCGGTTGGCTGATGATGATGAAAAACGCATGCCGGTGCTGGCGATGGCCGTCGACACCGGCGGTGAAGATGGTGTGACCGATAACGCCTATAAATTTTGGCGTCGATGTCGCAAAAACGGTTGCCATAAACGGGTCTATTTAGTGAAAGGCGACAGCAACCGCCGTCAAAAATCCGTCACCAAAACCTATCCCGACAACTCTGAGCGTAGCGACCGGCGGGCAGATGCACGCGGCGATGTGCCGGTGTATTTACTACAAACCGACATATTCAAAGACCAGCTTAAAAATTCACTGGATCGCGACGTCCCTGGCACAGGATTTATTCATTTCCCCGCGTGGATAGGCGAGTGGTTTTATGACGAGCTGACCTATGAAGAACGCGGCCTTGACGGCAAATGGAGTAAGCCGGGCAAAGGTGCTAATGAAGCGATGGATCTTTTCTGCTACGTCCACGCTATCGCCTTTCTGCGTGGCTATGAGCGAATTAAATGGGAAAAGCCGCCTGCCTGGGCGGAGATCCAGAGTCTTAACCCCAACGTATTTACCGAAAACGCATCCGGAGATCCGCACATCGTGACAACCCAAAATAGAAAACAATCGTCTGACCCCGCACCAGCCAAACAAGCCCGCAGTGGCGCATCCGGTTGGTTAACTGGCGGCAGTAGCGGCGGACAAGGCTGGCTTTCATGACCGTTACCGAAGTCAAAACCATGCTCGATTGCGTGCGGCAGGCCTATCAGGATTCACTGGACGGCAAAGCGGTTTCCTTCACCGGCCTCAACGGCCGCGCGGTCACCCATCATGACCCGATTGCCATGCGCAAGGAGCTGGAGTATTGGGAAACGCGCTATCAGCGGGCGATTAAACCTAGCGGCACGCATAAGCTGGCCCGATTTACATAAGGCGAAATGATGAACCTGTTAGAAAAGGGTATTGCGCTGTTCTCGCCTGGCTGGGCCTCGACGCGCGCCAAGCATCGCAATCTGGTGAACGCCTATGAAGCCGCCAGCCCATCGCGCCTGCACAAAGCCAAAAAAGAGACACAGTCAGCCGATAACGCGGTGTTTGCCGGGGGGGTGTCACTGCGCGAACAGGCGCGCTGGTTGGATGAAAACCACGACATCGTGATCGGCATTCTCGACAAGCTCGAGGAGCGAGTGGTCGGTGCGCGAGGTATTCAAATTGAGCCGCAGCCGTTGACCTTTGACGGCAAGTTACATGAAGCATTCGCCTCGACGCTCTCGACGTGGTGGTCTGAGTGGTCAATAAGGCCAGAAGTTACCGGTCAATACACCCGTGCCGAGATGGAGCGTATGTTGCTACGTTCGGCATTACGCGACGGTGAAGTGTTTGAGCAACTGGTGCGCGGTCCTGTTGCCGGTCTCAATCATGCCACTAAAATTCAACTCTCTATCGAAATGCTCGAAGCCGATTTTGTGCCGTTTACCGAAAGCCTCAGTGAGTCGACGCAGGTCCAGCAGGGCATTGAAATCAACAGCTGGGGCAGGCCCGTGGCCTATAGCGTTTACAAATATCATCCCGCCAGCACCGTGCGCATGACCTCCGGCGCCAAACGGGTACCGGCGGAGAACATGCTGCATCTGGCGATGCGAAAACGTCTGCATCAGAAGCGCGGTGTCAGCTTGTTGCACGGCGTGATCACCCGACTGGCCGACATTAAAGATTATGAAGAATCCGAGCGCGTCGCCGCCCGTATTGCTGCTGCGCTGGGGTTTTATATCAAACGTGGCGATGCCGCGAGTTGGGAGCAGGGCGACGAGCAGGATGAAGAAACCAAAAATCGGCTATTCGATATCTCACCTGGAATGATTTTTGACGGCCTAAAGCCCGGTGAAGATTTAGGCATGGTCGAATCCAATCGACCGAACGTACATCTCTATGAGTTTCGCAACAGCCAACTTCGTGCCGTCGCCGGGGGCACACGCAGCAGTTATTCCAGCATTGCCCGCGACTACAACGGCACTTATTCCTCTCAGCGACAGGAGCTGGTGGAGGGGTTTGAAGGTTACAACGTGCTGCAAAACTGGTTTGTGGGCCAGCACAGCCGACCGATTTATCGCAGTTGGATAGATATGTTCAAACTCTCGGGCATTCCCATTCCAGACGACGTTGACCCCGCCTCGCTTTATAACGCGATTTATCTTGGCCCGGTAATGCCCTGGATTGATCCGGTGAAAGAGGCGCTGGCGTGGAAGGCGATTGTGCGCGGCGGAGCCGGTACCGAATCTGAATGGATACGTGCCCGTGGCCAGTCGACGCAGGAAGTCAGGCGACAGCGCCTGCGTGAAATTGAATATAACCGCGAGCAAGGTCTGATTTTTGACTCTGAAGCAGCCAACGACTCTGGAGCAAAAAGTAATGAGCCACCCGACGATGACGACGAACTACCGAGAAAAAATAAGCCTGATTAACCCGCGAGCCACACTGTCAAATATCGCCAAAATCGAAAGCTGGTACCAGATTAAGGCCGCAGATCAAACCGGCGGAATGGTTGAAGTGTACCTCTACGACCTGCTCGGCTCGTGGGGAATTTCAGCCCAACAGTTTCTCAGTGATTGCAGGGACAGCGGCGTGTTTACAGCCTCGGCGATTGAGTTGCACATTCACAGCCCCGGCGGCGACATCATGGACGGCTTCGCGATTTTTAATACTTTCGGTCGTCTCACCACACCGATCAATATCTATATCGACGGCGTCGCAGCCAGCATGGCCTCGGTGATTGCCTGCCTGCCGAATGCCACGCTCCACATGCCGGAAAATGCCTGGCTGATGGTGCATAAACCGTGGGGTGGCGTTGCTGGAGATGCGGACGAAATCCGCGATTACGCCGAGTGGATGGATCGCAATGAATCACTGCTGGTGTCGGCCTATGAGAATAAATCCGGCCTCGGCCGCGAGGATATTGCCGCGTTGTTAAAAGCGGAAACGTGGATGAACGGGGTGGAGGCCAAAGAGAAGGGCTTTGCCGACATTATCGAACCGGCGCTGGTCGCGGCTGCTTCACTCAATACCAACAAATTAAAGGAATATAAAAATATGCCTCAGCAAATTAATGCCCTGTTTGGCGCGCGAGCCGCCGCGCCAGAAATTCCGGTTCCTGTTGTCACTGCAGCGCTACAGAATATCGATATCAACGCGTTGGCAGTACAGCTGCAGCAGCAAATGCAGGTCGCCAACACAGAACGCATCGGTAAAATCAACGCGGTGTTTGAGGCCTTTCCTCAATTTGGCGAGTTAAAAGCGGCATGCCTGGCTGACATTGTTTGTACCGACAGCGGTGCGCAGGAGAAATTGCTCAAGGCACTTGCCACGGGTACCACGCCAACTGCCGGGCACAATGCGCATATTCACGCCGGTAACGGCAATCTGGTGGGCGATTCTATCCGCGCATCAGTGATGACCCGCGCGGGTTACGCAGAAGCTGAAAAGGACAACGATTACAACGGCTTTACCCTGCGCGAGCTGGCCCGCGCGTCATTGACTGACCGAGGTATCAGCCTCTCTGGGCAATCTTCCCCAATGGCGATGGTCGGCATGGCATTTACCCATTCGCGCTCGGACTTCGGAAATATCCTGATGGACGTGGCGCACAAGGCAGCACTGCTCGGCTGGGACGAGGCGGACGAAACTTTCGATAAATGGACCCGCAAAGGCACGCTGACTGACTTCAAAACCTCGCACCGCGTTGGCCTTAACTCGATTGCCTCGCTGCGTAAAGTTCGCGAAGGCGCGGAGTACAAATATATCACTGTCGGCGACAAAGCCGAAGAGATCGCGCTGGCCACCTATGGCGAATTGTTCTCCATCACCCGCCAGACCATCATCAATGATGACCTGCATATGCTGACTCGCATCCCGATGGGCATGGGCAGTGCGGCGCGTGCCACGGTTGGCGATTTGGTTTACGCCGTGCTGACCGGCAATATAAAAATGAAGGACGGCAAGCCGCTGTTCAGTGGTGACCATAAAAACCTGGTAGGCGCGGCGCTGGATATCGAGGGACTCGATCTGGCCCGTAAGACGATGCTGTTGCAGGAGTCAAATGGTCGCAAACTGAACATCCGCCCGGCGTATATGCTGGTGCCGGTGGCTCTGGAATATCGCGCCAATCAGCTGATTAAATCAACCAGTGTGCCCGGTGTTGATGCCAACAGTGGCATTGTTAACCCAATCCAAAATTTCGCCACAGTGATCGCCGAGGCGCGGTTTGATTCCTTCAATAATAAGGAGTGGTATCTCTGCGCCGCGCAGGGACGCGACACGATAGAAATCGCCTATCTCGACGGTGTCGACGCCCCATACCTCGAACAGCAGCAGGGATTCACTATTGATGGCGCTGCTTTTAAGGTACGTATCGATGCCGGTGTCGCACCGATAGATCATCGTGGATTAATTAAATCGACCGGTACTAAATAAGACTATTTGCAGCCTTAATCAGCGAAACAGAGTCATTACTGATATGGATATTGCTGTAGGATGCATAAAGTGAAAATAATTATGAGAATTATAAATGCTGGGTCATACGCATGATATTTTACATCACGAACTTCAAGGTTTTGATGTTTTTAAATATACGGACATACGATTCAATTTTTTTGGAGAAAAAAGTAGGGAGATTGTTTTTAAATTGGTTTTTTGTAAGCAAAATGAATTCTGTAATTCAATATTAAAACAGTTTTGTGGAGATGAACTAAAATCGCCCATAATTAGCGCTGTTAGTTTTTATAATGTTAAAGCGGAAGATAACGATCAATGTAATTCTTTATTTGAAAAGCCTCCGGATGCGCCAAATCTTTCCGCTTCTGAAGCATTATACGTCTATCATACGTTAGTTGACATAATACTCAGAATAGCTGATTATGAATCTATAGATATTTTGACGTTCCAGGCATATAGCGAGAAACTCAGGCGAGTGTACGACAGACTTGTTAAAAAATATGCTAAGTCCAAAAATCTCCAAGTACATGCCGAGGGGGCTTTTTATGTCATATGGACAAGAAAAAAATACGATGGACATTGATTACAAAGCAATTCGTGAACAGAAAACAGCACAGTTCCTGCAATTTCTTGAAGCTAAGAAAAAAGCTGAGCAGAACGGTGAAGTCGTGACGAAACGAATTCAATAAATTTTCATAAATATTGAAGGTCCCTGAATGGGGCCTTTTTGTTTTATAGCACTACATCCCTAAGGGACGGCTTCGGCCGTCCCTTTTTCATTTCTATCGAGGTAAATCATGGCAAAAAACCATTTGCAGGACGGCAATACGCTCGACTGGAGCAATGGCAGCGATACGAAAGTGTTCTCAGGACAGGCGGTTATCTTGGGTAGCATTGTCGGCGTGGCGTGTAGCGATGTTCCTGCCGGTAGCGCTGGCGTATTGTTTATGTCGGGCGTGTTTACGCTGCCTAAAGTCCCGGCCGAAACGTGGAAAATTGGCACTTCGTTGTTCTTTCATCCTTCTGGCGCTCTGACCGTCAATTCTAAGGAGGGAACGGATAAGCCGGTTTGGCTCGCCCGCGCCGGAACCGCGTGGTCAGCACAGGAGGCGGGTGACTCGCAGGCATTCGTTCGCCTGGGATATTGATGAGCCGCTTCTTAATGAGAATGAAAACTGTCGACAGGCAGGTCGACCGGCAATTTGCCGAGCAGCAGCCGGTGTTTTTGCTTATAGATTCTGAGAGACGGCCAGTCACCGGCATTTTTGAGAGTCCGGATGCGTCAGTGAAAATCAGCGGCGGTGGTGAGATAGAAGACTGTGCTCCGGCGTTCAGCCTCTATACCGCCGACATCAAGGGGCTGAAAAAGCGTCATCAAATCCTTATGGGGACCGAAAGTTGGTGGGTGACACATGTAGGCTCGGATGAAGCGGGGCGGACGCGCGTTCGGCTGGCAAACGGAGAGCCTGGCAAACCTGCCCCAGTGATAGATAGCTGGAGCAAATAAGATGTCCGGACGCGAGCGTCGTTTACAGCGCAATTTGCCTGTCGATATCGATTTAGGCGCATTGCAAAAGATTGCGGTTTCGGTCAGAGCAACCCATAAACAGTATATGAGTGCCTACGGTCGCGCTCTGAGCCGAACAGCCGCCACGTTGCGCAAGCGGGCAATGGCCGACATTAAAACCGGCTTGGCACCGCGAAGTTTGGTAATGGTTCGCAAGCGCCTGCTGTCGTTTCGCTTGATGCGCGGCGCGGCGCTGGATGAAGGGAAAATCTGGTTAGGACTGAACGCTGTCAAAGTGAAAGACCTTAAAGGTCGCATCCGTGGACGAGTTCGCCCACATCATGACCTGCATTCACCAATAACCGGCCGTTTTATCGCTGGACGTCGCAAAACCACTGAGACAGGCTTCGATCCGAAAGGCAGCCTGCTGTCGTCACAAAATTTCATCAATGGTGAAGTGGGGCGCACCCGCAGCGGCAGGCGAACGGTGGTAATACGCGATCCCCAAACTCGCCGTACCAAAGAAGCTGAAGTCGATATCTACGAGCCAATGCTTAACGTCATTGAAGACAACGCCTTCGCCGATGTCCCCGCGATTTTCCTTCATCATTTTGAAACCGATTTACGAGGCCGCATTAAGACCCGCATCTCTCTTTAAGGAACCCTATGGCCGAACCGCTGCTGCTGGGCGCTTATCACCGCGCCGTTCTCGGCTCATTGAGAAAATTATCATGGGTAAAAGATGCCGATACTTATCCCGAAAAGATCACCCAGCTGGTTACCCCAGCCGTTTACCTCTCGGTAGAAGGCTGGGACCCAGCTGCAACGTCAGAGGGGCAAACCAATGTTTCGCTGAGTGCTTCGCTTTATGTGGTCATCGACCGCTCCAGCGACATCAAAGAGAAACCGGATATTTACGTGCGTGCAGCAGCGGCGGACATCACCCAATGGATTGAGGGGCAACAGTTTGGGTTACCACACATTGAACCGGCGATTTTCATGGGAGCGTCTGAGGACAACTTTGATCCAAACATGGATGATTATCTGGTCTGGCGAATTTCCTACGAACAATTGGCCGCGTTTGGGGCAGATCCTTTTGCCATCACCAGTGCGCTGATCAAAAAAGCTTATTTGGGCGTAGTACCCGATGTTGGAGAAGAACACGTTGCCGATTATCGATTGATTTATCAGGCTAAAATCGAGGCGCTGGAACAAGATGGAGAAACTGCTCGGTGATCTACAGCGACGGCTGGCCAACATCGTTCGCCGTGGTGTGATCCACTCGGTTAAGCATGTCGGTATCCCCAAATGTCGCGTCACCATCGGCGAGCTAATAACCGGCTGGCTACCGCTGTGCCAGAGCTTCGCGGGCGCTAACCGTTCCGACTCCAACCCTTGCGCCGTTGGCGACCCTGTCACTGTGCTTTCAGAAGCCGGAGACCTTAATAATGGCCGCGTTTTCCCAGGCTGGAACACCGGACAAATGCCAGTTCCTACCGGCAGTGAAAGCGAGCACATCACCCAATTTTCTGACGGCACTGAAATCCGTTACGACAGTGCCGCGCATGCGTTGACTATCAAACTGACTGAAAACGGGACTTATAAAATCACAGGCAAGGGCACGCTCGAGGGACCGGTCGAAATCACTGAAACCCTAACCGTGCAGGGTGAAACGAAGCTTAATGCCGATACTGCCGTGAAGGGGAAAATCGGTGCGAGCGGGGATATTTCTGACGGTGAAGGGTCAATAGCAAAGGTCCGTGAAGTCTACAACAGCCATAACCACCCCGGAGATAGCGGGGGGACCACGAATAAACCGAACCAACCTATATGACCTGCTGCGGCAGGTTTTCTATTTCTGGCGCTTATTTACAGGAGGTCGGATGGCCGAATTACATGGCGTTGAAACCATCGAGATTATTGCGGGCACTGTGGCCGTTACTACCATTGCGACTGCCGTGATTGGACTGGTTGGCACCGCGCCTAAAGCATCGAAAGGTACTCAGGCGACCGGTTCGTACAGTACGCCGCTGCTGCAAAATCAGCTCTTATTTAAGAGCAAGCAGCCAGGCCGATTAAGTAATCAAATGCGGGTGGTGGCTATCGGCGCTAAACCGGATGCCAAAATTCCAGCGCCAGTATCCACCGTCGCGGCTTATAAAGATGCCACGCTTACTGTCACGCTGGGTTGCGACGCCACCGGAAAAATCACGGCCACCGCCGCGCAGGTTTTTAATACCGTAAATGGGCTAGCTGCGAGTGAGATTTTAATGGAGAGGACGGCGGCGGCAGGCATTGTTATGCCTTTTGCCTTAACGCTCTCCGGCGGCGAAGATGAGCCTTTCCCACTTAACAAACCGGTGGCGATTGTCGGCACAACACAAATGAAAAAACTGGGTGAGGCCGGTACGTTGCATCAGGCGGTGACGGATATTAATGACCAGCGTACGGCGCTCATCATCGTGGTTCGAGTCACTGAAGACGCCGATGTTGCCAAACAGCGCGCTGCATTGCTGGCGGGTATGCAAAGCTGGTCCAAGACCAAGGCTTTAACCGGTTATCAACCCCGCGTGCTGATAGCCACCGGTTTCAGTGAAGACGACGTCATCGGCAAGGGGCTGGAAACAACGGCCAACAAGCTGCGCGCCGTTGCGTACGTTGACTGCGCACCAATGGCCACGGCGGCCGAGGTGGTGCAGCGTCGGCAAACGTTCGGTGCGCGCGTTGAACTTTTGCGCTCTCGAGTGTGTATCGCTAACGCCGCCGGAGAGCTGGTTTACCTGCCGTACTCTGCCCGTGCCGCCGGGCTACGCGCCCGCATCGATATGGAACGCGGCTGGTGGTGGAGTAAGTCGAATCAAGACATTTATAATATTCTTGGCGTCGAGCAGGTCGATGAATTCATTCTCGGTGAGCCAAATTGCCAGGCGAACCTGCTCAACATGGAAAACATCAGCACCATTATTCGCCGCGACGGCTTTAAGCATTGGGGAAACCGGCTTTGTACCTCTAATCCGCAATGGCGTTTCGAGTCGGTACGCCGCACGGCAGACGTTATCGAAGACAGCATCCAGGAAACGGTGATGCTCTACAACGACCGGCCGCTTGATAAGCAAAACGCTGATGATATTGTCGGCACTATTAATGCCTATATACGTCAGCTGGTGGGGCTTAAGGCGATATTTGACGGCAGAGCCTGGCCGGACGAGGAGTTGAACACCGCCGAGTCACTGGCATCGGGCGTTATCTATATTAATTATGATTTCGGGCCAAAATCGCCCACCGAGCGCATCTCTTTGCGAGTGCGTGTGAATAATGATTACGCCCTGCAGGAGATGGACACTCAATGAATAAAAACACGCTTCGTGTCTGGACTTTCTTCACCCAGCGTGGCCGTGTTGCCGGTGCGCATGAATACACACCACCCGAACTGTCCATCTTAAAAACAGATATCCGCACCGGTGCACAGGACGCCCCAACGCCGCTGGACGACGGTATGGAGGCGCTGAGTTGTCAGGTTAAGTTCTACGGCATAGATACCGACGTGCTGGCCAGCTTCGGGTTCATCAGCGGACGTCGGCCACGCTTCACCGCCTACGAGGGTTATCTCAGCAACGGGCTGGCGCTGGGCACGATGGAAGAGATCGAAGGCTTTGTGCAGAAGGTATCGCGGGATCCGCGCGGTAATCAGGGGATGTCAGAGAACGCGGTCACTGTCGATATCGCCATCAGCTATTACAAGCAAAGCCTTGAAGGCGTAGAGCTGTTTGAGATAGACACCGAGCGGTTTATCCGCCGCGTTAACGGCGTGAATCAGCTCGGTGGATTGGCGGCCAAGGTACGACTTTAGCTAATGGGTTTGACCTGCTCCCCGTGATACTACACAACTTGATTATTTACTCAGCCTAAAGTCTGGGCGGGCCTTTCTGTCCTTAAGTAAACCCTCGTTATCAAAATAGCGGCTGGGCCAAATCTCCGAGGGATGAACGTTCAGGCGGTTAGCGATCAGCCATTCGCCCTTGGGCCAAGGGCGACTTAACGCATTAGCCAGAGTGGAAGAACTTAACCGATTTTGACGAGAAAGTGCTGCTAAGGTGGTGTTTGCTTTGTGCAGTGCTGCAATGATGTCGGCATGATGCCAGTCGTCCCTTTCCATATTCATCCTTAAAAACTGTTAACGATACACGTCCAAGTAACTTCAAAGTTGTTAAATATCCTAATTTGGGATATTTGGCTTTATGGAAGATATTCGATTTTGGGATATTTTTCAAAGGGAGATTACTTGTATGGCATCCGTTTACGCAGAAGACTATCAATATGTGATCAGCATGCTGAAAAAGGCGCGTAAAGACAGAGGAATTACACAGGTTCAGCTATCGGAAGCGTTTGGTCGACCTCAGTCCTTCATCGCCAAGGTTGAGAACGGCGAGAGAAGACTGGATATCGTGGAGTTTTTACATCTGTCTCGGTTATTGAACCTCGAGCCGAGCGCGGTAATAGATAAGATCTACCGCAAACGCGAACCGCTTAAACTGTAAAAGGGCGGGAAGGGCGCAATCTGCTGCTGATGATTGGCTGATGCTAATCGATTAATTCGTTATGCTGACAGCGTCATCCGGGCCAGTCAAAACCCTGTATCTTGGCAGTACTGCGGGGGGGACTATTTGTCATGGACGGCTTCCTTGAGATTGATGTGCTCAATTGCAGCTAAGATATACGACGAGTTGAAAGTAACATCTTGATAGGTTACCGGGGTAATGCTGCCCGTCTTTATAAACCTCTTATGAAACTCCTCTAACTCGGTTTGACGCAATGGGCGTTTATTCCCTTTGGAGTTTAGGATAAACAGTCGGCCATCTTCACTGTAAACCTTGAAAGGCTTCTTGCGGGCAGCGGTGAATAGCTCTACCGGGTTAACAAAGAAAGCGGTCATCATGCTTAAAAATTTATCTGAAGACAAATCACTGATTAACTTCATAGCCACCTCTAAAAATAAAACTGTTTTAATATAATTCGTAGGCTATCTAAGCCTTTTAACATTCTATTAGAGCTATCAGCCATGTTAATCTCTAACCATCGAAAGAGCCGCTTTAACGTATGTTTCGTCTGGTTTAAATCTCGACATGTGACGTAGGCAGATCACTGGGATTTTTTTTCCGTTGATCGTTGCAATAAACGCGAACGTGGTGTGATAGCCCCTTGGTTGGGAATACTTTAGGGTAGAAATATCGCCAAAATGTTTAAGCAAGAGACTGGCCGCTGAGAGGGAGGCAAGGCTGTTGCTGTAAGCGACAATCACGTCAGGAGAGCATAAGGACAGGGTTATATGCTCAAAGAAACCCATCGAGTTTTTTACTATATCTGGAAGTGTTTGATTGAAGCATAAAACCTCTTTCTTAAGGGATGCCGCATTGGTTGAGCACATCAATAGAGCATTGGTATAGATAACATCTTGCCAGTCATAGCCCAGCCAAAAGGGAATTTGCTGCAACCTGTTTGCAAGATGCTTAATCCCCCAAGCTCCCTCTGTACCGCATTGTACATTTGAAACATGCGGTGATGCGTGATCATTAATAATAGACGTCGAATTTGTCATTTTTGAATCTACGGACGAGCCATTGAATCCCATAATGACCAGTCGTTTTCTCGCAGGCTCGGAAGCCAGAACTTGGAAGGCGGTATCGTAGGGACGTCCAGGCAAATCACTCAAGTTAAATTGGGCGAGACCATCCAATATAAAATTCTTTGTTTTATTCATAAATACCCAGAGGAATTGTTGGACATTGATTTATTCTTAATTATGCATATTTATATTAACTGCAATTAGTCCTAAAACAACTTAATTGTTGAGTTATTGCACACTTATATAAATGGGTTGCTGTATGATTATCGTACTGCGGCATATCCGCAGTCGGAATTAGCGTTTCGAAAACTTCTTGATACCTAGCTTGGCCTTAATGACAAGGTTACTATAGGTATGGCCTGTTACACCTCAATGGTGGCTCAGGCGGGGGCTTCGAAAGAAGCGCCGGTTTCCAAGAGGTCCGGTAACGCTAACTCCGCCTGGGCTACCACCAAAGAGATTAGCGTCTCTGGTGGTAGCTATTAAACAATCCTTTTGGAGGTGGCTTCATGGCTATCACACTTTTTTATCTATACCCACCATTTATTCGTACATATCCAGCCATTTGGGTGGTGCATTATGATTGATGCAACCCCGCTGACCGTTGAAGAAATCCTCGAACAATGCCAATCCTTATCTCAGGCGATTATTGAAGTCACACATCCCAAGACGAGAGAATCACTGATATTTATTTTGTCTGAAAAAATCGATGACTTAACTTGTTTGATGAGTGAAGAAGACATCTTAGACAAAACCCGGAGACAAGTTCTGATGGTTGAAGATATTAGTGTTTAACTGCTATTAGCAGCTTAGCTTAATTTAATTCTATTAAAATTGACTAAATTAAAAGCATTATTTCAATACGCTAGGCTCACAAGCCCTGACGTTTATTGATTATCACAGCGATTTAATTTACGGCCCTTATGGGCCGTTTTTTTATGGAGGAACATCATGAATTATCCCGGCAGTTTGGAAACTATCACGCTTTATAGCCCTTTAACGCTCGAGAACGGCAGCGAGCTTAAGACGGTCACCATGCGTGAGCCGTTAGTGCGTGACCGGCTGGTCTATGCAAAAGATCGCGGTACTGAAGAGGCTAGAGAGGCGCGCATGCTGGCGTTGTTGTGCGGTATCAATGATAACGATATGGAGTCGCTCACGGCGGCCGACATGATCCAGCTGCAGGACACCTTCAATAATTTTATGTTACCGCCCGCCAAACGTCCGAAGCCGAAATCCAGCGATGTTTAAGGTTGCTCGGGCGGCGACTGAATTTCTCTATGGCCGACTATCTGGCCATGCCTTTTAACGCATTTTTCGAACTTTTATGGCAGGAAGCCGAGGCGGTGGAACGTGGGCGGACTCAGTCAAAACCTTAAAGCTACGATAACCTTCGGCGGCAAGCTGGCCAGCAGTTGGACCCAGTCGACCGAGGGTATAAGGAAAGGCTTAAAAACGGTCGACCAGCAGTCGCAAAAACTGACCAAGCAACAAAAAGAGCTGGCTGCTCAGATGAAAAAGTCGAAGCTGGCGGGCAAAGATATCGCCAGCTTGAAACGTGAATACAGCGGCGTTACCAAAGAAATCAAAAAGGCCAGCGCGGCACAGGAGGCGCTTAACCGCGACCTGCAGCGCGTTGAAAAAATCAAACGGTACAAGGGGTTGGGGCGAGGAATGATGGGCAAAACGCTGGGCGCCGCGTCATCAATGTTTCCCGGTGGTTTATCTATGGGTGGAGTTGGGTTGACCGCCGCGGCAATGGGCACGCTACTTTCACCAGTTGCGCTAAACGCTCGGACAGCGGAAAAGGCGGGAAAGGCCAAAAGCTATGGCGTGGGCGTGGAGACCTACAATGCATGGGACTCGCTGGGAAAGAACTTCGGGCTGGATGGTGACCACTTTGGTGACCTGTTTGAGGAGTATTTGCATAAATCCGGCGAGTATAAACAGACCGGCAAAATGGGTTCGCTTGAAGACGCTTTTTCCACGCTCGGCTTTGGTGCGGGGGATTTTGCAGGCCTCAGCGACATTGAGCAATTCAATAAAATCATTGAGCGGGCGCTGTCCCTTAAAGACGAATCGAAGGGATCCTTTGCACTGGACTCACTGTTTGGCGGCGAAGCGAGCAAGGTGATGATGTTAATTAAGCGCTCAGGCAAAGGCTATCAGGACATGATAAACGAGCAGAAACGCTACAACATCGTAACCCAGCAGGGGGCAGACGGGGCGCATCGCGGCAATATTGCGGTCAATAATCTCAGTGCCGTTTTACGTTCTGGCGCAGAAGAGATAGCCGGTGCATTAGGCAACGAATTGGCCCCGCAGGTGGTAAAGGTTGCCGCTGATCTTGCCGATTGGTTTAAAAATGGCGGGGTCAGCACCATCACCCGCGCACTTCGCGACGAGTGGTATCCCAAGGTGCTGACGTTTGGTAACGGGCTGGTGTACGTCGGCAAAATCGCTTTCGCGCTGGCTAAGAAACTCTCCTGGCTTTTGCCCAACGATAAAGAGAATAAGAAAAGTATTCTCAAAAGCGTCGCGAGCGGCGGCTCGGTCGATATTGCCCGCATTCAGGCCGAGAGTAAGGGGCTGGGGGAATGGTTCGCTCAGAACGTCGATAAGCCTGAGGTCATTAACACTCTCCGTAACCAGTGGAATGACGTCGAGCAGGAGGCCGGTTTCTGGAAGTCCCACTTTATGCCGGACGAGTTGCATGAGCGGACCAGCCAAACCCTGCTTGAATCGGTCGACGGCAAAGATAATGAGGCTTTTTCCTTCGATTTTGATGCGCAATTCAACAAGCAGCGCAACGACCTGGGCGATCCCGCCCCCTCTTCCGAAAACACGTTAGGCCGTTGGCCATCTCTGATGCAGACCCTGTCAAAACTGGAGAGCAACCACCCCGCGCCTCGCGTCGAAGACAACCGACGGCAGGAGCTGAATATCAATATTTATCCCCTGCCGGGACAAAACGAAAATCAACTGGCAGAGGCGGCGTTAAGCAAGGCCAGGAGTGCGGACGTTTTCAACGGCAATAATGCCCTCTATGACTCGGGGAGCAACTGGTAATGGCCATAACCGACAGAGTAATTGGCGCGGTCGAGCAAAGCGGATTTTCGACCCGCCGCGCGCTGACCGCCAACGACCCGCCGCAGGTGATGCTGATGGTGGGCACCTTCGAATTTGCCATCGATACCGCCGCCTATAACCAGCTGGTGCGGGAAGCCAGCTGGCGCTGGAGTGGCCAGGAACGCATCGGCAAACAGGATCTACTGCAGTTCACCGGCAAAGAACCTCGCAGCATCAAGCTGGCCGGTGAAGCCCATGCGTTTTTTCGCAAGGGCATGGCGGCGCTAGATGAACTCTACGACCTTGCTGACAAAGCCGAGCCGCAGCAGCTGGTCAGCGGTCATGGCGACGTATTGGGCTGGTGGGTGGTAACCGATTATGCTGACACAACGTCCACGTTTCTTCCGGGTGGCGTGCCGCGTCATAAAACTTTCACTCTGACGATAAAACACTATGCCGACGAATTATCTAACCCGTGAAGGGGACGTGCTCGATGCCATTTGCTTCAAACATTACGGCGCGGTAAACGTCAGCCAGACGCTGGTTGCAGTGCTTGATGCCAATCCCGGGCTGTCCGAACTTGATGCGGTTTATCTCGCCGGTATTTCGATTCATCTGCCCATACTCGACTTACCTCTAGCCAGCTCAGCGATACAGCTGTGGGATTAATGATGCCGCAAACAACAGAGTTTCGGCCCGAGTTTAGCCTGGCCGCCGAGGGGAAAGACATCACCCAGGCACTGCGCACTAGCATGATTGACTTGCGCCTGACGGATAACGGCGGCGCGACGGCCAGGGCCGATGAATTACACATCACTTTGCTGGCCGAGAGCCTGCCGCTACCGACTAAGGGCGCTCGGCTAAATCTCGGCCTGGGATTTAACGGCGTACTGCAGGATAAAGGTTGGTTTGTGGTGAGCGGGGTGGCCAGCAGTGGGCCGCCGAGAAAAGTGGTTATCTTTGCCACCGCCGCGCCGATGAACAGCCAGAAGCAGGTCGGAAACGTGCAAAGCCATAAAACGCGCAGTTGGGACGCCGTGACGCTCGGCGACGTGGTGAAAACCGTAGCCACCGACAATGGCCTGAAACCTAAAATCACCACCAAACTCGCCGCTATCGCCATTGCTCATCTCGACCAGATTGCAGAGTCCGATGCCAACCTGCTGACACGACTGGCCCGTTCGTATAACGCGGTGAGCAAACCCTGCGGTGGATATTGGCTTTTCCTCGAGCAGGGAGAAGCAACGACCGTCAGCGGTAAAGGTCTGGCCGCGATCACGGTGACGCCCAGTGACGTCTCAAGCTGGAGTTACAGCGAAGGACAGCGCGGCGCGACCACCGGCAAGGCCACGAACAAGGGCAAGCAGGGAAAAGGTAAGGTCGGCGTCGCCTATTATGATGAACAAACCGGTCATACCCGCGTGCTGCATAAAGAGCATGAGGGGCCAGATATCACCAATCCTTTCACTCAGTCCGAAGAATTGCAGGCAAGCCAACAGGCAACCGCCAAACAGACCCAGGCCAACCGCAACCAGCAGCGTATGACTCTCAGCGGTGCTTGTCGACCGTGGCACCTTCCGTTAACTGCCGAAGCGCGGATCACAACCTACCGATTTGGCGAACGCGAGGACCGCAGTTGGCTGATTGAGTCTATGACCTATCAACTGAACGCCGGCGGAATGTCAGTCGAGTTTGCACTGGTTGTTGATATTAATCCGTCGTCGAACCAAAAAAAGAAGAAAGCCAAAACAACGCCGGGGCCTGATTACTTCGGCTGACAGAGCACCTAATCAGGAGTCTTTATGCAGGGAGTTAGCGCTAAAACCGGAAAACGTCTTTCCGGTACCGCCCATCTGCGGCAGTCAATTATCGATATTCTCACCACACCTAAAGGGTCCCGCGTACTGCGTCGCGACTACGGCAGTGACCTGCATGATCGGGTCGATAACCCCCTAGATGAGAGCAATCGGATACGCATTATTTCCGCAACGGCCACCGCGCTGGCGAGATGGGAGCCGCGATTAACGGTGACGCGCATTCAGGTCATAAAGCAGGAGGAGAGTGTCGTCGAAATTTCTATCGAGGGGACGCATAAAGAAACCGGCTTATCCATTACCTTCAACAGGATCCCGCTCAATGGCCATCAGTCCTAAAACCATTAATCTCTCTGAACTGGCCGTACCCGACGCGGTGCATGTACCTCGCCCTGAAGTGATTTTCAATTCATGGTTAGCCAGGCTGCGCAGTCTCGACTCGCAGTTCGATGCGTTGGTTGAGTCCGACCCCGCATTTAAGCAGGGCGAGGTATTAACCTATCAAACCACGTTGTTGCTCCAGCGAGTAAATGACTCGGTACGCGGCGTGTTGCTGGCCAGCGCACAAAAGGCCGATTTGGACCAGTTAGGGGCGGGATTTAACGTCTCAAGACTGGAGATAATCGCGGCGCAACCCGAGGTCGTCCCTCCTGTTGCGGCCGTAATGGAAGACGATGAAGCATTTCGGGCGCGTATTCAGCTCAGTTGGTCACAGCTCAATACCGCCGGAAGCCGTGATGCCTATCGCTTTCATGCAAAATCTGCCGACGCTGACGTTCTCGACGCCGAATGTTATGGTCCTGAAACTCATGGACGCCCCGGGGAGATAGATGTTTATGTCTTATCCCGCACCGGCGACGGCGCAGCATCAGAGGCATTACTCAACAAAGTTCGCTCGGCGCTCAATGAAGATGAAACCCGGCCCTTGAGTGACTGTGTGACAGTCAGGTCGGCAACCATCAACCATTATATTGTAGCCGCAGACCTGGAAATACCGGAAGGACCCGACCCGCAACTGGTGCTTAACAACGCCGTCAGCGCGCTTTTTACGTACCTCAAGAAGATCCAGCGCATTGAAGCCGATATCCCGATATCGGGAATTTATCGCGCGTTGCATCAGCCAGGCGTCCAACAGGTTCACTTGATGACGCCTGTCGAAGGGGTAAATGCGGCCACCGGAGTCGCGCCTTACTGTGACCAAATCACTATCCGGTTGTATCGGGGAGATAAACAGGATGACCTTCACATCCCTCTTACCGCTGAACGCTGAACGTGCCGAACGCACGCTCGAGCAAGCCTCCGTTTCGACAATCATAAATATACCGGTGCTCGTTCGCCAGGCGAAGGATCCGCAAAAATGCCCCTACGCGCTGTTGCCGTGGTTAGCCTGGGAATATGCCGTCGACAGCTGGGAGGCCGATTGGAGCGAGCAACAAAAGCGGCAGGTGATACAGGACGCAGCCTACATTCATCAGCATCGCGGAACAGCGGGCGCGGTGCGGCGTTCTCTAAGTGCGGTAGGCTTCTCGACCACGGTTATCGAATGGTGGCAAGACGCCCCGCGAGCGATGCCCTACACCTTTCGCGTGCAGGTTTACAGCACGACAACCATCTCCATACCCCTCTACGACCAGATACGCCGACAGACCGATAAATCTAAAAACCTCCGCAGCTGGCTCAGCTCAATCGATGTGATTTCAGATATTGGCAACACAGGCCTTTATTACATTGGCGGCGCGGTGACGGGGCATATTGATGTGGATATTCAAGGAAAGGAAACGGGCAATGTCTGAGTATTACAGTGTTATCACCCACGCGGGAAGACGTTTGGCGGCCGATGCCGTCGCCACAAGCGAGACGATAGTGTTGACGCACTTTGTAATCGGCGACGGGAAAGGTAAAGAGCAGGTTCCCAATCCTGAGGCGACGAAATTGGTCAACGAAGTTTATCGCGGAGAAATTGCCAGCCTGTCGGTCTCGCCAGATCAGGATAACCAGATGATGGCGATGCTGGTTTTACCTACCGGCGTGGGAGGATTCACCGTCCGTGAGATTGGCTTATTAACCGACAGGGGCGAGCTATACGCTATTGCCAACAGTGCCGCGCTTGAGAAACCGGTGTCCGGCGTGAGCATTAACCTGCAGTTTCGCCTGGCAGTCTCAGATTCCAAAAATATAACGCTGAAAGTGGCGACAGGAGACGGGCTGTTTTTACGGATAGACCAGAACGGTGCCGATGCGGCGGATAAAGACACGTTTTTGGCAAATATTGGCGGACTTCCAGTGATCCGACAGGATTATTGGGGGGATTTGAATGAAATGGATCATCGGTGTCTTGGCATTTATCAGGTTACCCATGATGAATTCGCAACAACGGCCCTCAATTATCCCGAGGCGCTCGGCGGTTCTCTATCCGTGTTGCGGGGCGGATTTGGGATGCAGCAGGAATATACGACGAGGAGGGGGACCAAATATGTGCGCGAGCTTAGCGGTGAATGGAAGGGTGAAAATGGGCCTTGGGGCGAGTGGGTGGCTTTCTATAACACCGCCAATAAGCCTAAAGCTGCCGATGTTATCGGCCTGCTGGGCAGTGAATATCCAATTGGCGCACCGATCCCGTGGCCCTCGGACGTAGCGCCTGCTGGTATGGCGCTAATGGTGGGCCAACAATTTAATAAAACGGCCTACCCCCATCTTGCTATTGCCTATCCCTCCGGCGTTATCCCCGATATGCGCAGCCAGGTCATTAAAGGTACGCCCGTAGGAGGACGCAAAGCGCTCTCCTTTGAGATGGACGCCATTAAGTCTCACGGACATAACGCCAGCGCCGACAATACCGATTTGGGCCGTAAAACAACCAGTTGGTTTGATTATGGATCTAAGGTCTCAACCGGTTTCGACCATGGTTCGAAAACCACCGACGTGCAAGGTTGGCACGACCATCTGGGCGGAGTGGCTGCACCTGGCGGCAAATGGGGAGATTTTCGAACGGGAACGGACAACACGGGATGGTACGAGAAAAATAGAACCAGCTGGGAAGGAAGTCATGCGCACAGCGTTTTTATCGGCGGGCACGATCACTGGACCAATATCGGCGGGCACAACCACTACATCGATATGGGTGTACACAGCCACACCATCCGCATCTCCCCGAGCGGGCAAGCAGAAAACACCGTCAAAAACATCGCATTTAACTACATCGTGAGGCTCGCATAATGTTTCAAATGACAGATAAACCCCAAACCATAAAAATCTATAACCTGCGTGCCGATACTCAAGAGTATATCGGGGCAGGGGATGCCCACATTCCGGCTCACACGGGATTACCGGCGCATTGCACTGAGCTAGCGCCGCCCATAGCAAAGAAAGGGACTGTGGCGATCTTCAAAAGCGGCAAATGGATTATCAGTGAGGATTATCGCGGTACTAAGGTATATAGCACCGAGACCGGGTTATCCGTATACATCGATACACCGGCAGCTCTGCCGGGCAACACAACGACGGTGGCTCCTGCAACAACGTGGGACCGATGGGACGGGAAGGGCTGGGTGTTTGACGAGGTGGCAGAGCAGGTACATCTAACGGCTGAGGCTGAAAAGGAAAAGGCAGAACAGATGCGAGCAGCCGAGGTAGAGATTACTCTGCTACAAAGGGCTGAAAAGCACGGGATGGCGACAGAGGCAGATCTGGAAAGATTGGAGGCGTTGGAGAGGTGGACGGTGGAATTGGGGCGGATGTCGCTCATCCCTGGATAGCAGGCGAAAAAAAACCTCTGGGTTAGCAGAGGTTTTTTCCTTCAAAGGAGCCGCGTATCTTTTACGTATCAATCTAAAAAGTCGTTTGCTCTCAACCCAAGCCACTTTTCGAGATACTCAAGCAGCGTTCGCAAGGCTTCTTCATGCTCAGGGAACTGGGCGGGGTTAATTGCATCACTCCTGGCCTTCGCCACATCAATACCGATAAAGTCGGCAATTGTATCTTTGTTGAAACTGTTGTAGGGAGTGGAGACCCGATCACGTTCCGTGTGGCTTGTACCTCGGCTCATAAGGCGTGTGGCCATGGTTGCGTAGCCCTGGTCGGTTTTAATTGCTTTCATCATCCACTCTCGTGGTTCGTCCATTGAGTTTGTATAGTATTTCCACCGATAGAGCTGAGATATGAGATCCGGCCCGGCCATCAGTGCATCGCCGTCTGATGCTCGGTCCCTTATCAACCGGAGCCATTCGGCCTTCATTTTCTCAACAGTGTTTAGATCAAGCGCCGGATCGAAGGTTCCACCTTCACTTTCATTATGTTCGGCGGGATCGCTAAGATGAATCAGAAGCGAGGCGACGGATAGCGCTGCAGTATTACGGAGGGCCTCGAAAGCCAAACCACCTCGTACATCTTCAGGAATCCTCTTCAGGAACCAATTTGTCGCTCGCCATGCTGCAATATATGACGAGTTGAAGGTGACTCTGTTCGTGCCTGCAAGTTTTTCAGCGAGTCCGAACATCCCCGGGAGCAAAATAGCAGCGTTCTCGACCGGTAATCTGTCGACAGATTCGTCAAGCCTCGCCACGAGCGAATTCATTAGGCCGTCAGCTTCGACGGCAGCGATTGCAGCAGAGAGTTCGTCCTCTGTCTCAGTTGCATCAAGAAGATCAACGAAACGGCGCTCAGACATTTCTCCGACCGTCGTCTGAAGTTCAAAGTAACGTGGGAAGTAGCGCGAAGTGCATACTCGTTTCTCCGTCAACCACTGGCGATGGAATCCGTCTGCATAGTTCGTCCCTCCATATGCCCACTCGAGGGGAGGGAATAAGTTTATGAGCGCATCACGAACGATATCGCGGCGATCCTCCGATACAATCTCAAGAAGCTCCTTAGCAGCTGCTTGGTCTAGCTCCTTTCGGCCATCACGGGAGAAGCGCCCTTCCTGTAGAACCAATCCTCGCTCACGGAACAGTGTATCGTGGAGCTCCGGTTCGAAGACCCGGAGGGTCTCTAGAAGCAGGAAATCTAAAATGTTAACCTCGAATACGTTACCGACCACATGCAGTGGCATGTGTATAGCAATGGACGAGTTGAGACGACGTGCATCGCGCATGTTGCGAAGCAGGGGCAAGATGCAACCAATGCAAACATTACCCCAGCGTCTCTGAGAGAACCCATTTGCCTCGATCGCGTAGGGGCTCGCCAATCCAGAAAGTTCCTCCTCGAAGATACGATGGACGATCGATGCCGGTACGGCCGGTAGATCAAAGCTAGCTTGCACTACCTTCTCAAGGAAGGCTCGGCCATTGCCATCTGCGACCGGATCGAGTGCGCGTTCAACGATACTGGGCTGGAACAGGAGCACAAAAACAATGTTCGGTAGATTAGCATTCGCCTTTACCTGCCGAAGTAGTGACCTGATCTGATCTGGCTCGAGTCGGTCAATATCGTCGACGAAGACAACCACTGGACTGTCGAGTTCACGAAGACGCACTTCAAGCGATATGCGTACGTTATCAAGGGACTCCCCGCTACGGTCACGCCCGAAATGAGATAGCATTCGTCCGACAAGATATCCTACGACTGAGAGAACTGCGCAAACAGCCGCAACCTTTGCGATATTAGGAAGGTCAAAACCAATGGCCGACGCGATTGCTATGACGGAGGCATTTGTTAGCACCGTCGAGACTAAATGGCCTGAATTCCCGGCCACTTTAAGAGGATTACTGGCCCCTGTGAGGATCGTACCATATGTTCGCAGTGCTTCGGCCCGTTTGAGTGCAGCCTTCGAATGCTCTCCCCCCAAGCGATCTGCTATCTGTCCAAATAGCGCACGTGCAATTGCATCGCCTTCTCCCCATTGCCAAGGGTTAAAGTCGAGCCAGTCCACTCCGCTGCTCTTCGCATCGAGCCGTTCGGTGATGAGGTTTTTCAGTGATGATTTACCGAAACCCCATCCTCCACGAATAGCGAAAACTCGGCCTTCGCGCAAACTAAGCTCTGAGAGTACATCGGCTATCCGAGCGGCAAATTCGGTTCTTCTAAGGCGATCTTCTGATGATTTCCGGATTGGTGCCTCCGCCCCGATCCCTCCGTCCGGCCGTCCCTTCCTTGCCACGTCAGCGTTACGTTTTGCATAACGACGAGCACACCATGCCTGCAGACGGAACAACAACTCACTCATCGTCACTACCCCCATAGAATGTATGTACTAGGCTTAATATTGTCAGAGGCTTCACTGGCTTCGCAGAACGATCAAATCAAAGCTGGGCAGAAACTTTTTCTGCACTAGTTCAATTTATCGCGTATGCAAGCTTAAGAAAAAGCTGTGCTGCCATTGCAAGCATATCGGTTTTGTACACTTAACGTGAATCGGAGTTTCGACAACTGTATCAATCGAGCGAGAATTCTAAGTGATACAGTCATCAGTAACCTGTGTAGTGGTTAACAAAAACTGGCCACAGCTTTAGAGTTTTTCCAGAACAATCGTTCTGATTCATTCGGCGTCAAACCACCATTATGTTGATGAGGTCTGAGCTGGCTGTAATATCCTGTGATGTAATTCGTTATTGCCGTGCTGGCTTCGCTAAAATTCGCGTAGCCATTATCCGGTACCCACTCTGTTTTCAGGCTTCTGAAGAACCGTTCCATTGGGCTGTTATCCCAGCAATTTCCCCGGCGACTCAGGCTTTGCTTTATTTGATACCTCCACAGTAACTGTCTGAAATTCCTGCTGGTATAGTGACTGCCTTGATCCGAGTGATAAAGTAAATTAGCCGGTTTTCCCCGTGCTTCCCAGGCCATCGACAGGGCTTTACCTGTCAGTGCGGAATCAGGGAAAAATGACATCGCCCAGCCAACCGGTTTACGGGAAAACAAATCGAGTACAACAGCCAGATAAGCCCAGCGTTTTCCCGTCCAGATGTAAGTCACATCACCACACCAGGCCTGATTAGGCTCGGTAACAGCAAACTGGCGATCCAGATAATTAGGGATCTCAATGTGTTCCTTAGACGCCTTCTTATAACGATGGCCAGGTTGCTGACAGCTGATAATATTGAGCGCTTTCATCAGCTTTGTTGCCCGCCAGCGGCTCAGTTTTTATACCTTTGGTGGTGACCATTGCGGCAATGCTTCGCGCTCCTGCTGAACCGTTACTTTCGCGATAAACTTCACGCACAAGGCTCAGTAATGCCACTCTCGTGGCGTCAGGCTTCCTGGGCTGCCGCCAGTATTTATAACTGCTGCGATGAACCCCAAACACGTTGCACACAACGGCAACAGGAAACCGCGCCCTGAGTTTCTCAACTAATGAGAATTGTTCAGGGAGTCTGACATCAAGAGCGCGGTAGCCTTTTTTAATATATCCCTTTCCATTTCAACGCGTTGAATTCTTTTCTTCAACTCACGTATCTCAATCTACTCAGGTGTCATGGGTGAAGCTATGGGTGATTTTCCCGCTCGCTCTTATTTCAATTGTCGAACCCATTTATCCATCGTGGATTTGCCGACATTCATCGCAGGTGGCAGCGGCGGCAACGGTGTAATGCTGATCGAGTACAAGCTGGGCAGCCTCGAGGCGAAACTCGGGGCTAAAATTGCGTCTGTTACGTCCGGTCATAATGTCACCTGTTTTGACTATGAGATGATGATATCACCTCTATTCAGGTGGCCAAATTCACTATGCCACTACAAGAGAAGCTCAACAACGCATTGGGTGTGGCTATATGTTGCCCGATATCTACTGTTGCTGCTGGTGCCAGATCCGCTGGTGTCACCGTTGCAGTAGGCCCAATGGATACAGAACGTGGAGATTTACGCGGCGTTGTTCTATGCCACCAGGTTCGTGCTTTAGATTTGAATGGAAGGGGGGCAACATTCGAAACGGTTGCAGAAGAAGGATTAATACAAGAAGTTATTGTTAAGTTAACAAACCTCATAGACCCACAGTGAAATAGTTTTACAATGTTATAAACTGTGTAGCAGTTGTTTGAGAGCATTATTCTTTGTCAAAGCCCAGGCGAACAAAACACCGTTTGTTCATTCCGGTCGTGTTAGTGCGGTCAACGACGTCCATCAGGGCGTCGTTGTTTGGTCGAACAAGGGGGGCGTCAAACTAAGCTGTTCCTTGTCCCGGTGGATATTGGGAGCCTTGCTGTGCTGAGATAATCTAACCATCTCAGACATTACCAGCTCTAGAGGTTTTCGAGTGTTGGAACAGCCAGTTTACACTTCTTTCAAATTCGTGAATTTTTCATAGTCCAAACAACACTGGCTAGTGGCATGAAAATTTTATACAGTAATGATTAGATAACTTTCGATATTCCACATTATTAATGGATTAAAAATGACAGCTACAATCATATCAAGTATCAATTTAAAAGGCGGAGTTGGAAAGACGGCATTAGCTGTAAATCTAGCAGCTTACTCTGCGAGAAAAGGAAAAAAAACACTACTAATAGACTTAGACCCCCAAACTAATGCCTCTTTTTCTTGCATTGGTGTGAAAGAATGGGGGAAAACAGTTGCTAATAAAGGATCTGTCGCTGACCTCTTGGGGGCCAGAAAACATACTTCTGCGGAGGGTTCTGTTAAAGACCCTACTGAAGTAATAATTAAAAATGCGATGGAAGGAATAGACCTCATACCATCTCATATTGATCTTTTCACAGTAGATTTGGATTTGGCTGGTGCTACATCTAGAGAAACTCGTCTTAGAAGAGCTTTGAAAGATATTATATCAGAATATGATGTCATAATTTGCGATTGCCCCCCTAACCTTACAATCCCCACACAAAATGCACTCGCTCTGAGCACTCATTACGTAGTTCCTGTTTCATTGGATTTTTTATCAGCTATTGGCGTTGGGTTATTGATTAAACGAGTAAATGAGTTTTGTGATGATTTAGAACATTCGTTAACTAATGCCGGGATAGTTATTTCACGAGTTGGTAGGCCCGCAGTGCATCGCGAGGAAACTGAAACTACATTAAGAGCTCAATTCAAAAAACTGGTACTTAAAAACAAAATTGCTGAACGTGTTTCGGTGACTCAATCGGCTCAGAATAGAAAATCAATATTTTTAAGTAATGACGGTGATGCAATTTATGCATTTAATATTGTATGTGACGAAATTTTCAAAAATGCAGGTGTCGCATGA